TAGGGAAGCGGCAGAGGCTGCGTATCGGGAGATGGCGGAGGCCAACGTCAAGAGGAAAGATGGAGAATCGGATGCGGACTATAAGAAGCGGGTAGACGAACAGGTGGCTTCTAACATGGAACTCTACGACACCCTTCACCCGCGGAAGAAGGGGAAGCAGGCAGAGAAGGGGAAAGGTACAAATAAAGCCGCTCCTGCGGCGGATGCGGCTACTGCGGCGATGGAAAGCGCACAGACGAAGACGGAGCAGGCTTCGCAGAAGATGGCGGAGAAGGGAGCGGCGGCTGAAAATGCGGCTGCGAGCGCCAAGGAAGCGACAAGCGCCGGTGCGGGTTCGCATGAGCAGAACATTACCATCAACATGGGCGGACAGACGATAACACAGAACATTCAGGGAGAAAAGGCGATGGATGCGGAGGGGATGAAGAAGGGGACAGTGCAAGGTGCTTCCGAAATAAGAGACAAGACGGCGGAGACAATCGTATCTGTAACTAAGTCGATGGGGTCTTACTAGAATAGGCATATCATAGGAAAGCAGGAAGGAGGTAGAGAACGATGTCAGACTTCAATTCAGATGGCGGTAGGGGTAGCGTGAACCCCGTTTACATCTCGATCAAGGGCGTTCCTCTCCTTCAGATTTTCCCTACGAACTACACGGAGAAGAACCACTGCACCATGCTCGGTTCTCCTTCGGAGAAGGGACTCCAGATGTTCGACAACAAGGTGAGGCAGCCGTCCACGGTGCAGTTCACTGGGATAGTCAAGGTTGCGCAGAAGTCCGTGTTCGGGAAGATTCGCGCAAAGATGAAGAGCAACCAGTTGAGCGATATAATCTGCCAGTTCCAGTCCAAGTCAGGAAGCATAGACAACATGATCATAGAATCTCTCGAAGAGGTTGGCGAATCAAACAGATACGACGGCATGGAGATTAGGGTTTCGATGATAGAGTATCTGGAACACAACATAGCCCAATCCTAACGCTGGGGAAAATACGAATGACGCAAAGGTACATAGAGAGAGTTGAAGACCAGACCGTTTCCTTCTCGATAAGCGGCAAGACGTTCATGTTCCACTTCTTCGCATTTAGGGGACTGATGTACGTGGACGTTTCGCGGCAGGGCGAATACCTTATCCGCGCAAAGAGGATAATGCCAAATCGCTGGCTGATACCCGAATACATGACGAACAGCATTGGAAACATTCGGTTTGAGACCTACAAGGCCGACGAGGAAGACTACGTGTGGTATGAGGATTTCAACACGAAATTCAGGCTTATGTCGTATAGGGCGAGCGAGATAGCCGACCTTGAAGCTGGAATCCCGGTCACGGACGATAGTCTATAGGAGGGGTGCGGTTCATGGCTAATGCTCTCTATTTCGGAAGAAAATACAGGCTTACAATCGGGGACAAACCGTTCGAGGTTGAAGACGGAAAACCTGCGATGGACATCAAGTTCGACGTGACGTATGCCAGAGGGCAGACGGCGAGAGAGGGAACGCTCTCCATTCTCGGGCTAGGACATAAGACGATACATAGGTTCGTATCGCTCGCGGCGATGCCGAGAGGAGAGGCATTGAGCCAGTTGGTTCCTGTCAAACTGGATGCAGGGTACTTCTCACCTGCAGGGATGGTGGAAATATTTAATGGTTTTGCATGGTATGCGAGCGTAACCTCCCCACCGCAGATGTGGCTTAACTTAAAAGTGTCCGAATATAACCCTCTCGGCGGTCGGGAAGCAATCGTCCCTCCCGCTACTAATTCTACAATGAGGCAGATTCTTCAAACGATATGCGATGTGTTCTCAGATACGGAAGGGGTAGAATTCGACTGGGAAGACAACACGGAGGATCAAGTAATCAGTAGCGACAATGAGCCCAAGTCAATTGATTTTGGAGACAAGGCTACCTTGAGCTCTGTGATTGCTAAACTTACATCTAGTTTATCAGACAAGGTGCAGTTCATTCTCCGCTCCTACAAGTCAGACAAGACGAGAATCATAGAATGTCTGGACAAGGCGGAAAGAAAGGTCCAGCATGATATTGTGAAGGTAAACAAGGATAGCGGTCTCCTTTCCGTCACAGGAGTCGATGCGGTTAGCGGATGCATCACCACCTTTTTGGACGGGCGCATCTCCGATCAGCTCTGCCACCTCGACCTGGAAAGCGAGCTTAACCAGCAGGCGAACGGCAAATACTACATTGTGAAGAAGCAGCATGTGGGGCATTTTATGGGGCAGGAGTGGTACACAAGATACTTCTGCTCCGCAAGAGAGGATGATTAAGTTCCATGATAGACGACGAGGCCCCAGTTACGGTATCAGATTTTCCGATGGCCCCAAACGACCTTCGGGTTGCAATGACGGCATTCGGAGAAGGTCTAATGAGGAGCATGAGGATTTGCTTCCCATGCTGCGTGTATTCCTTCGACAGGACAACGCACAAGGCGATTGTAATGCCGCTCGTCAAGCAGGCTTTCTACAACGGCGAATGGGTATATCTACGCAGGATGACTTTCGAGACCACTGTAAGGAATATACAGGCTGGCGGCTTCACCATAGACTTCCCTCTTTATATCGGAGATACCGGATGGGTGTTCGCAAGCGACAGAGACACGATGCTTCTGAAGAGAGAGGGAGGGCTTACCAACTCTGTCCTAGAAGGGAACAGGGAGATTTCTCTCATTGAGGATTCCTACCAGCAGAAGCCAAATACACCGATAATCAACTCACAGTCGCACGGATTCTTCCTTCCAGACAACTGGGGCAAATGGGAAACACATCGTTTCAAGGACAGTCCAGGGGTGGCTATCGGTGATGCCTTGTATATCGGCTCGTCGATAGACACGGAAGATGAGGATGATGCTGGCGGACAGAAGGGCGATGGGTATGAGCAGAAGATGACTTCTTCCTTTGTCCTGCAGAAAGGTGGAGGAGCCTATGTCCTATCCAGCACAAAGACAAAGCCGAAGGATGCAAAGGGGCGTAGCCGCACCTCCAAGGTTTCTGTGGTTGGGGACACCGTTGAAATCGCCGTGAGCGACATGACGGAAGATACTCCGATAGATGCCTCCATAACGATAGGGACGGAATCCGGGATCGTCATACGGCAGGACAATCCGAAGGACAATCTAAACTTCATCGCTTCCGTGCAGGAAGATCAGTTCACGATGAGGCTCATGGACATAGAGAACAAGAAGACCGTGAGCATGACGTTCGAGAATGGGCAGTTGGATGTCCACACGACAGATGCGGTGAACATCTTCTCCCAGAAGGACGTGAACATCAAGGGCGCGGAACATGCCTATGTCACAGCAAATGATGCCAGAGTTGTGGCTTCTGATACCGCATCTGTGGCGGCGAAGACCGTGTCGGCATCGGCGGAAGCGACGATTAACATTGCGGCGGGCAAGAAGATAAACCTTACTGCGCCAAACAACGTGAACATCATCACGGCATCTAACGTCACAATACTAGCCAAGAAGAAAGAAGCGAATATCAGCATCGCCACGATGTCAAAGGATGCAACTATCGAAGTGAGGTCGGAAGGTGAAAACGCAACAATAGGACTTATGACTGAAGCAAAGGGAGCGGCAATAGACGTTAGCACGAGCGGAGAGGAGTCGGACATATCTGTGAAGGCGGAATCTGCCAACGTGAACGTGATGGCGAAAGATAGGGCAAAAGTCTCGGCAGAATCTATCATTCTCGATGGTGAGGTCATGATAACTGGTGGCTGCGCCATAGAAGGTGAGACATCTATTCAAGGAAAACAGCTAAAGGCTGGCAGAGTCGGACACCCAGGCGGCAATGCTTGGACATACTAAGTTGGCAATAAGTGAGACACCATGGACTATACCGACCTATACAACTTCCAGACGAGTACGGGCATAATCGTGCCCGATGATTCTTCAGTTCTCCTCGGAATACAGAAAAAGTTTCAGGAGATATTCGGTACGGACATAGATCTGTCTGCTGAGACTCCAGTTGGCCGTCTCATCGAGGCTTTCGCTGTTGTGGTGAAGACCACTCTTGGCATTACCGCACAAACAGCAAACCAGTTCAATGTGAACGAGGCTACGGGAATCTATCTCGATGCGATAGCCCAGATATACGACTTGAAGCGGATAGCAGGTACAAAGACCAAGATCACTAT